AGTCTCTATAAGTGTTTGTTCTTGCCATGATTTCTCCTTTGGTTTGTGGAAGGTTCTAAGGTACTGGCAATACCGTGAACGAACCATAATTGTAAGGAATTTAGTAATGATACTTGTTATGGTACAAGGGGGAGGGTAGGGTTATGCTACTTTTTTAGTCTTGCTTCTCTTTCTCTTATTCTACGCTGTTTAAGATAGTCATCATATTCTCTTTCTAACTTTCTTAATTCTCTTTTTAGATCTGGAGTATTTAATGTTTTACTAACTTTTTTCTGTCTCAATAAATTTAATCTATCAAAGTCTAAATCTGGTTTTTGTTCATATATTTCTTTTCTTAAAAATAACTTACCAAGAGCAGGAATATCTGCCTTACTATTTATTTCTTTTTCACCTAAAGTCACAACATCATTAATAGTTTGAGCTAATCCTCCTGTAGTTGAATTAACAAAGTTTTCAATCATTACTGGAGATAAATAATCGTGGATTCCAAGAAAGCCAGTAAATTTTTTAGTTGGTTTATGTTCGTACATAAAGCGACTTAATTCTTTAGCGATAGGCATAGTGTAATCAGTATAGCGATCTGGGATTTCTTTACGCTTCATAGCATCAGTCTCAATAGGTGCGCCAAACCATTTTTCATTTGCCCAAGCCTGTTTAAACGGTTGAATAATAGTAGGTATAGGCTTAGGTAAAGCTTGACTTAAAAATTGTGATACAATCTCTTCTGTAGCTTTAGGATTTTGTTCATATTCCTCATCTAAATAAGCCATAGATATTCCACCAAATAATGTTCCTAACTCATGTGGTAGAGGTAATGTAATAATATCTTCTTTGTCACTAAAATCAGAAGTATCAATATATAAATGAGAATATTTTAAATCAGAAGGTAATTTCTGAAACCACTCTTTATCTTTATTTTGATACCAAAAATAAATAGTGGGAAATGTTATTAACCCTAAACCCCTGACAATTAAACTCATAGGATTATTTTTTGCTTCACGATATATCTTGTCCCCACCCTGTATTTGAGCATTAAAAAAAGCAGTCATTTGATTGATAAAACCAATTTTTTCGCCCATTCTACTAAAATTTACTGTTACATCCTGTGCATCATTAAATGCTGCAATTTTTGCATCATCTGAACCTTTACCATATATTTTTTCATAATCTTTTAATTTGTTTTCGTATTCTGCAATTCTTGGTGCTGTTTCTGTTACTTCTAATATTCTTCTAATCGTATTAATAGGCTGAAGTGTTACATTTTTTATATTGCCTTTAATACCTCCCTGAGCAGTATTAATAACTTGAGCCACTCTTTTTTTATAGCTAGTTAATTTATCTCTGCCCATTAAGGTAGAACCACCGCCACCCTTAGCTTTAAATAATCTAGCAGCTTCTTTACTTTGTTTAGACCCTAATCCTAAATCTGCTAATAATGAAATTGTAGGTGCGGCAGGATTTGGTAATTTTTGCTTGGAGTTAATTAAATAGGTAACAATATCTCTAAAAGGGTTTTTAATCCAAGAAAAAGCAATGTTTAATCCTGTAGCTCCTAATTTTAACATACGAGTTGATTTACCAAATATTAAATCTAATGTTGGAGGTAAATACTCTGTTTCTAAACCCTTTAACATTTTAAATAATTTAGGATCTACTTCATAAAAAGAAACTGATTCTCCTTCATAAATAGGAATAATATTTTCTTTTCCATAATATTGCTTACCCACTGTAAATAAAGTAAGCAAGTCTGACCCTGATTTATTTTCATCTGTTCTATTAAATACGCCTAAACCATTTTTTTCTAAAACATCTACAACTGTTTTTAGTTGCATTGTTTTTACATTTGTAGGGGGAGGCACTTTTTCTATATAACCTCCAGGTAAAATATTTTTGTCAGACATATCTCTCAACGCAATAGCAATTCTTGTTTTATCAGCAGAATTGTAAATGTTTTCAACATAACGAATCATGCTTTCAATAGGATTTAATATTTGCCTTCCACTACCCTTTAAACCCTTTATTGGTTTTCCACCTGATACAGATTTACCTCTCATCTGAGGTACGGTTCTGTCTGCAAAAAAACGATATAGTGGTAAATAAATAGGATTTAATTCTTTAATCTTTAATTTTGCTTCTGGACTTAAACCACCTGCATCTACCATATAGTCTAATATGCGATCTGCCCAACTACTTAAATCATCACTTGCCTTCCTAAATTTCTTACTATCAAACTTATCAAATACAAATTGTGCATCTGTAAGTTCTATACCTGCATCAATATCTGGTCTTGACAATGCTCTCCTAGCATAAGCGTAAGATAAAAAATTTTCTGTTTCAGTTTTATTTTTAGAAATTGGTTTTAAAACTGTTACTAAACCATCTCCAGTAATATTGCCCACATAATCTGTAGTATTATATAATATTGCCTGCTCGGCTTTTGATTTTGCCTTCCCCTTAAATAACCTAGTTAATTGAATAACATCTTCACTTGGGAGTAAATCTTTGATATTTTCTTTTTTATAAATTGATTCCATTAAAGCTACATCATCAAGAAATAGTTGCCGAAAAGCAGTAACACCATCACTTATTGTTTCTTTAATAGGTAGCTTAGGGGGTTTCCCTTCAAAGTTTATTTGTGACTTAACCCTATCAAGAGAACCTTGTTTATTATAGCGAGTCATTAAATCTTTAAGTTTTAAAATGTTTTTATATATATCTTTGTTTTGTTGAGCAAACTCATTAGTAAAATAGTTATAAAAATTAGGTGCTAATTCTTGAGCTTTTCCTGTGCTTACAAAATGTCTTACAAACTCAGCAAATCCTTCACTTGTTCTTAATTTCTTTTTATCATAATCTAATTTTCCGAGTTCCTGTTGCCATTGGCTAAACTGTGGCCTCTGCTTAGGTTGATTTCCCCATATTTTATTATCTAAAAAGTGAGCTACTTCATGTGCTAATACATAAACATCGTCTGTAACTTTTGACCTCACTGTTTTTTTATCGGGTCTAAAAAATCCTGCGACACCCTTCATCCGATTGGTTGCTTTACCTCTAATAGTTACACCAAAAGCATTTCTCATAAACTGAGTAATGTCAGCTCTACTTATTTTTTCAACATCAGCAACTCTTTCTTTTGCAGCTTTTGTTTCACCAAAATGCTGATTGCGTTCTATAGCATCTATATTAGCTTGCCTTAATGAACTACCCTCTACTTGATTTAAATCAGACTCAAAAGGTATTTCTGGAGATTCAAAGTTTGGATCTATCTCTTTAATAAGTTTACCTAACCTCAGTATTGCTTTTTGATCTTGCAATAACTGAGTATTAGTTCGACCCTCTTGAAACAATCTTTTATAAGTATTATTAAAAGTTTCAACTAAAGAGTTAAGTTCCTGAGTCTCAGTAACTTTAAATTTTGGCTCAGTCAATAATCCTCTTACTGTTTGTTTTGTTTCTCCAAACTTCTCGACACCAACCACTCTATCTATTTTTGGTATTTTAAATACTTCTTTAACTTGTCCCCACCAGGGTCTATCTACCATTTTTGTTACTTTTTCAGCAGGTATTTCTATAGATATACCATCACGAATTGCTTTTCTATATTGTGGTCCTTTAAGATTTAAATCTAATAATAAATCTTTTTCAGATTTACTAATTACATCTTTGTCACTACCTCTTAAAATTGATTTAACCTTATTAGCATCCATATAAACAGTTTTAGGCATTTTATATTCTTTAATGAACTGTTTAGTAACAAACTCAGATGCTTTTTTGAACTGCTGTCTTGCTTTAGGAGTAATCTTACCAACAACCATACCCTTGCCAATAAAATCAATAATCTCTACTACTTCTCTTGAAGTTCTAGTTGCATCCTCTGGAAGTAAATCTGATATGTTTTTACCACCACCAAATTCATATTTCCCATCTGTAACACCAGAAATAATAGCATTTTCAGCCTCATCTAATGCCATAAATGTTGCTACACCTAATCCTGTAGTTATTGGATTCGTAGATAGTCCTGCTGCTACAGCACCAGTAAAGGCTAGTTCTGCAGACTCCATTACTGTAGGGTCTGGTCTAATACCTGTGATTTCTGGATCACGAATTAATTTATCATAGTCTTTAGAAACCTCCTGAAGTGATTTACCAGTATCTTTACTTATTTGATAAATCATTTGACTCTTAACATTAGTAGTTAAATCATCTTCAAACATTCCTCGAATCAATGATTTAAACTTTTGACCAAAAGTAGGTTCTGGAGCTACTCTTAATCCAGGTTGAACCTTATCTACTTTTTCTTCTTTTGGCTTTTCAACCTTTGTTTTAACAGTATCAACTTTTATATCAGAATCATCTTCTAAAACAAATCCTTTTGGTAATGGAGGTATTTCAGATTCTAAAACAAATCCTTTTGGTAAGGGAGGAGTTACTTGATTGGTTGCCATTGACCGTCTTTCAACATTAATCTTTCGCCAGTGCTAGGGTTAATAATAGTCATACCTTCCATAGACTGAGGTTGGACATTAGTAGATTCAGATACAACTTCTTGATTCCCTCCTTGTAATTGTTTATATAATTCTACTTCGGGTTGTCCATCATATTTTATCATATAATCTTTAATAGAAAGGCCCTCTTCAGTTGCATTTTCAATAACTTCTTTTGTTGCTGAGTCAAGTTGTTTTTCTTCAACTGTTTTTTCTTTTGATGGTTTTGAAATATTTGTTACTACAGGAGTATTTAATGATTTTTTTGGAACTGCTTGTAATGTTGTTACACCTTCAGGAGAAGTTGTCCTTAACATATATGGATTTTCTACTGGATCTGTAAGTTTATTAATAACAGGTTTACCATTTACAAATTGAAGTGTGCTATAGCCACCTGTTGAACTACCTATTACCTGCGGTTCTGAGGCTCCAGTGATTTTAAAACCTAAGTTAGGAGACTTAGCATTTAAATGAGTAACGACTTCATTTTTATTTTTTAATGTACCCATTAACATCATAGATTGAGCATTTCTTAATATTTTTCTATCTTCATCATTTACATCAATATAATTAATAGACTGAGAAAAGTCTTTACGAAAATTCTTAAATGCTTCTTGCTCATCCAATCTATCTTGCAGACTTCTCTCTGCACCTTCTTTCAATCCTGCACTTACACCTTGAGCAAAGCCACCTGCAATAGCTTGACCTAATGAAGGTCTTTTCTTTACTTTGAATTTAAAAGCCATTATTTCACCGCCTTTCCGTAGTAAACACGCTTTATACCATCTATTTCTACTACTGCATCTTTATTTACCTTTTCAACATCTTGAGCCATTAATCCGATTTGAGGTGTTTTATTACCTTTGTAGTTAAATAGATATACAGGTAAGCCATTATCTAATAAACCCACCTGACTAATGTTTTCTTTAACCCTTATGTCACTACTTAAAGCAAGATAAGTCCCTGTAGCTTGAGCTACTGGAGCAAGAACCTTTTCCCACCATTCAGGCTGACTGTCTATTTCCGCTTGAATCGTTGCTCTTTGAGTTTCTTCATTCATCAGAGCTTGAGTCCTAGCATCAGATATTCTTTGTTGAGTTTGGCCTAGTTGTGCCATATCAGTAATATTTCCTAGTTCTAATTGTGGGACCTGAGTAAGTCTACCCAATGTATCTGCTTCAATACCTTGAACTCTATCTAATAAACTTCTTTCACCTTGCTCTTGAATTTGTGGAGTTAAAGCTCCTACTACCTGAGCATCACCACCTGAACCTAAGATAGAGCGTTCTAATTGACTTAATAATTGTCCTTGTTGTCTAGCACCAACTCTTTCTGCTAATGCTGTTTGTTTTGCGCCAGAGGCTTTAATAAGCCTTTCTAATTCTTCTATAGACTGCTGAGATTCAGCTTTAGCAGTATCGAGCTTACCTTTTCTTTCTTCCTCTTCTAATGCCATCTCAGCTTCTGCTAATGTTGCGTAAGACCTACCATCAGGAGCTATAAATAATCCAGAATCTGGATCTTTATTAATACCACTTGCAGTAGTTTGCTTATCCAGTATTAATTCTTGTAATCTTCTTCTTAACGCCTTTAATATCGATTGATAGCCAGGAACTTTAGTAGCCTCTGTTTGGGCGATCATATCTCTTAATTGTTGTTCATTCATATTATAAATCCTTTGCTTTTTTAATTTCTGAGAAATGCCACTCTTCATTTAGCTTTACTGCTAAGTAAAACTTCCCTTCTTTTGTGCATATTCCAATATCTGTATCTTTTCCTTCTTGAGGACTAAAAAATCCTTGCTTAAGGTTAAAAATCTTATCTTGCTTACCATCGGTCAGTGTTTGAATGGTTTCTTCCATTATGGATTACTCCCTTCTATATCATAGTCAATGTCAATACCTTCAATTCTAATATTACTTGTCGTACCATACACTTCTACTTCAATGGTTTTTCCTAACTGATTAATAATCGCTGAATATGTTTGTACTGAAGTATGATTATCCATTGATTCTGTCATCACCTCTGTAGAATCACCATCAATATATATTTTAAACGCTGCATTAGTTCCACTACTAGATTTATAAGTAATATAAAGTTTTGTAAATCGTTTAAACTTTTCAGGGAAACCAAAATCAAATCTTTTGGTTTTTAATAATAATGTAGAAGCAGTATCAGAATTAGTAGTTAAAAAAAGATTTTGCACATTATTAGTTTTAGTATTAAAAGATTCTAATTCTTGATTTTCATCAATAGTGAATTGACTTTGAAACTGACCGCTATTATTAAAACTATTTAATTTTGCCCAAGACTGAGTATCGAAATTATAAGCATACATGATTACAGCGTTATAACTATAATTTACCACTAAAGTATTAATAAAAGGATGATACCCCAATGCTAATGCACCTCTATTAACTTCACGATCTAATCCTTGATAAGTACCTCTTATTAATAAAGATAATTCAGATAATTCTGTACCTCTAATGAGACTTACTTGTCGATGATCTGCAAAACAGATACCATAAGGAGTGTCTACAACAGCGTGTTTATGTAAACAACCAACACCTGCTATATGCCTTTCTAAAATAAAATTTACGGATTGTGCGCTTTGTATTCTGTAAATATAAATGTTTCTTGTTTTAAATACATATAATCTACCTTGTGCAGAATGAAGTGCTGTTATTTCATCCCCATCATTTTTACCAATATCAACAAACTTGGTTCCCACCACTGTCTCATCGAGCTTAAAATTATCCGTAAATACAATGCGATTCTTCTCACGAAGTGTTTGATCATTTTCATCCTTAAAATCTATATTAGCGTAAAATGCTTTATTTCCAACTACTGCTGAAGTATTCCATTTAATTGGTTTTAATCGTGTTTCTGCAGCTCTACCTGTAAGTGAATTATAAGTAGCAAGTTTTAAACCATCATTGGGTATATACCAAGTAGCTACCTTATCTGTAGATATTGTAGCGACAAAAGCAGTATATGGACTTAAATCAATATCAGTTGGCCATTCAGCATACCCTTCACCTTGCCAATTTCCCCAATCTACCGCTGATCCAGATACAGAACCTGTCGTTAAATCTGCGGATGAAATACTTTTAATGTTAGCAATATATGTTGTAGGTTTTTCTAACTCTGCTGAAAACAAAGCTACAGTATTACTACTTATATTAGCTGTTGTAACAATTACTGCTTTATCTGTAGCAAAGCCAGTAGAACCAGACCAATTACCACTTCCTTTTAAAACTGTTGCACTATGATCACCATAAGTATCGCTCAAATCGTGAGTGTCATTTGCAGTAGCACCGTAAGGCTCTAAACAAGGAATCCAATAACCTGGATTAGAAACAGTATTTCCTACACCTCGAACAATAGAGGTTGTAGCTGAGTTTAAAGCTCTAGGGTCATCTGCAAAACCATCTTGTATATCATAGGTTGATACCAGATACCAATCAACATCATCTGCAGGTTGCCAATATAAATTAATCCCCGTAATCCTTTTATTCCAATTAGCTAAAGAACTCCCTGTATCTAAAACTAATTGAATACCAGGTACTCTACCGCCGCTAATATCATTTTCTGGAAACACTCCAATACTGCCACCTGCTTCACGACCTAATTCACTTTCTTGAACATAATCATAAATAAAAGTCACTGTGTATTTATCTTTATTATCAAATGTACCTGCTGCAACATCTGTCATAAATTGCAACGAAGCAGAGGGATAATAAACAAAAATACCAACTTCATTAGCAGCATTTATATCATTATTTTGATCAAAAGCATATTTCATCGGCACTACCGTTGGAGGTGTGAGTTCTGTATCTTCTAATGTCCAAGCATTAATAGTTGCTGACATAGGAGGTGTTTTAAAACGATAATGAGTATCTGTTAAGCCTTGCCCAAAAACATCTCTCTTAATATGCCCATACCATTTAGAATTATTACTACTGTTAAAAGAACCATCACTGATTCTTAGTATTTGGTTATGAATTAAAAGATCATGTTTTGCACATTCTTTAATAGTAACAGTATTAATTCTAAATGTTTCTGTTGCTGATCCATCTTCATCTGCTGCATAAAAACCAATACCACCTCCGCTAGTTTGTGGAGAAAAATAGACAGTATGGGTTCCTGCACTATAACTTGTAAGGGCAATATAAGTTTCTGTTAATCCTTGATTTTTAATAGTAATACTTGCTTTACCACCACCTCCAATACTAACTAATGCAAATTGCAATTTATATATTTTATTCTTTTCTAAAGCGATAGCCATTGCTGCAGATGTTTGTGTCATAGCTCCTACAGCACTTCCACCATAACTAGCCACCAATGGGGGTGATGTAGTGTATTCCCACCCAGAGCCAAATGCCCATTCATCTCCACCACCTGCACCAGTTAAAGCACCTTCAGTAATACACTCACTACCTAAGCCTGAATAAGTATTGACTGTTGCCCAAGAACCTCCTGTACCACTATTCACATCTGAACGAGATACAATTTCATTATTTGCCACTACCCACCATTCAGTGCTAGTATCATTATTACTACCATCTTTTTCGGTTCGGTAACGAAGAAATTCTGTACTCGTATCTGATGCCGATGTTAAGGTGGCAGAATTAGTAGAAAAATTACCTTTCTTAACAACACTTCCACGCCTTGTATTTATAATATTTTCAAAGGATTGGAACTGATTGTCTGCAAGGTCCAATTTTGACTGATAGGTGACTAAACCACCTGAAAAGTCTCTTATGCTTTTTCTTGCCATTAAAAGTCGTTGTAAGGAACAGTTAGAACAGGATTACCATCTCTGGATTGGCGTTCCATAATTACTCTTTGTTTTTGCTCTAACCATTCGTTTTTAAAATATGAAATTAAATTCAGGTCTCTCAACCTCTCTGATACTCTCCAACAAGGATAGTATATTAAAATTCTTTGATAACGCTCATCAATTTCTGGAGAACCAAAAGTCATTGTTATGTTGGAACCAGTACCACTAGCATTAGCTGAAACAACAATCGTAGTGGTATTAAAAATACTATTTACAATAGTACCTGCATTAATATTTGTACCTGATATTAACATACCCTGACGAACATTTGCTGTACTATCCATTGTAACATTTGCACTTCCACTAGAAGTATCTACAGTAGCATCACTAAACATTAAATGAGGTAATCTATAGTAATAGATCTTTATTTCTTTCACTTCATTAGGAGTAGGGAAGATTCCTAACTTATCATCGTGGATATAGTAAGCGTAACTGGTTGTAATATTACTTAATGAAGCATCACCTGATATATCACTGATCTCATTAATACCAATTCTTTGGCACATATCTCCATCAAAGTCTACTCTAAATATCCTGGTCATTGTTTCTAAAGAAGTAGAAGCAGTCGTGCCACTAGATAGATTGGTTTGATAGATTGCCCAATCTGTTACTTCATCAGAACTACTATCCTTCATTGGATATTCTCTAGTATCTGCAACTGAATTACGAGTTGCATACCCCTGTAAAAGATTTGCCTCATCACAAAGCTGATATTGAGCTTCATTAATAAGGTCGTGTATAATTGCATCAGAAACAACAGTAGTAGAATCTACTCCTGTGATATTTCTGACTTCTGTTGTTATTTCTGATAAGGTCATAATATTTCCAATAAAGAGGGGGAGGTTAGTCCCCCTCTAGGTTATTGATTAGCTTAGATCAGTCCTTGCTGAAACATACTGAATCACTCCGTAGTCTTTACTGTTGTAGTCACTAATGTCTACACCATAGATCTTTGCTGCGGAAATACCAAGTTGGTTTCCATAGTCAAAGCTCTTTTCGACCCACATCATATCAGATGCT